CTGTAATGGACTTCTTCAATAAGGCAACGAGAACTATGGGTATATTGTTTAGTAAATTAACTGATGCTCTTATTCCAGTTAAAGATGCTTTGATGAGTGCATTTGAAGATCCTAAACAAGCAGTTATAGATTTGTGGGAAGTGATTAAAGAAAATATGGTTAATCGTGTTACAGGTATGATTGACTTTTTCAAACAGAGTTTTAGTGGGTTGATAAATACAATACAAGGATCAGCCCTTGCAATTAAGGGAATTTTTAGTGATGAAGCGAAAGAAAAGAGTAAAGAGTTTTTCGCAGCAGCAAAGAAGGACGCATTGGCAGCAGGGGAAAGTTTCTTACAGATGAGCACAGGTATAGATGACTTACCAAATAAATTAAAAAAGGGGTTTGAAGCATTAAAAGAGGTGGTTACAGATGCAGTTGATGGAGCAGATAAATATGTTAAGAAACAAAATGAACTATTATTAGCGGAAGCACAATTGACTAAATTTATTGCTGGTAATAGATTGGAGTTGGAAAAACTTAAAACTACTCGTGAAGATGAAACAAAATCTATTGAGGAACGAATATCGGCAAGTGATGAAATGATGGTTTTAATTAAGGAGGAGGAAGATAGAGCGATTAAATTACAAGAGGAAAAGATTGCTTTAATGAAACTTGATAAAGATCAAACACAAACTACTATTGAAGATTTAGCAGAGATTGCCAAGGCAGAGGCAGCACTTGATGATTTAAGAACAAAGGCAGTGGTTAGTAATCTTGAAAATTTAAAATTTGCGAATACATTAAGGAAACAAGAATCAGATGCATCAAAGTTAGCAAAGGATACTGAAATTGAAAGGATGAAAGAGTTTAGAGATAGAAAGAAAGGACTTGAAGATGAGTGGAAGTTAGAAGATTCTGAAACAGATGCCGAATATTATGAAAATTTACAAGAATTAGAATTAGAAAGATATGAAACCGAATTAGAAAATGATTTATTAAAACAGGAAGAAAAGGAATTTCTATTAAAAGAGCATTTAAGAAATAAGCAAGATATTCAAGATGAAGCAGATAAGATAGCGGCAGATCAAGCAAGAGCAAAATTAAAATTTGAGCAGGGTATTGAAAATAGTAAATTAGATATAGCCAAGCAAGGATTACAACTTATTCAATCAATAGCAGCAGAAGGTAGTGATATACAAAAGGCAGCATTGGTTGCTGAAAAGGCAATTGCCATAGCACAAATTATTAAGAATACTATGGTTGCGAATTCATTAGCATTGACCGCTCCTCCTTTGGGGTTAGGTCCAATAGCAGGACAAGCGTTAGTTGGTATAAACATAGCATCAGCCGCTGTTGGAGTTGCAACTGTTTTAGCACAGACAGCGATGGCATTGGGAGCATTTGAAAAAGGTGGAGTATTAGTAGGACCATCACATGCACAAGGTGGAATAATTACTCCATTTGGAGAACTTGAAGGTGGTGAAGGTGTAATTAATAATATGAGTATGGCAACTCCATCGTTAAGAAATTTGGCATCAGCAGCCAATACAGGTGGTGGTGGAAATGATTTTTCTACTGGTGATGGATCAATTAAGTTAAGTGCTGAAAGTATTAGTATGATTGTAAATGGAATAAATGATAAAAAAGTGATCGTGAGTGAAACAGATATAACATCTACACAAGAAAGAGTATCTGTAATTGAAGCAGAAGCAGTTTTATAAACTTTGGAACAAAAGGGTAATGTTCCCTGGAATAAGGGAAATAAAAAATAAATTATAACTAATATGAAAAAAGAAGAATTAGAATATATAAAAGGGATTAAAGAACAAAGAGATTTAATGTTTGAAGAAGGAATAACAAGTGATCATCTGTTGATGATGATTTTGAAAAGATTAGACACAATAGTATATGTCCAAGAATTAGATTATCAAAACAAAAACTTTTCAAAAAAGTGGTATAAGTTTTGGAAATAAAAAATAAATTGATAAAATGAAAAAACAACTTAAAGAAATTGATAAAAGATGAACTTAAAAAATTGATAAAAGAGAATAGGGTTTTAGATGAAAAGTTTAGATATACGAAAGAGTGGATTGAACTTTATAAAGAATATAAAAAACAAATTGATAAAGATGAAAAAGGAACTTAAAGAAATTGAATTGATAGTTGATGGAGATGAAGATTTTTTAACAGCGATGGGGTTTGTAGATTACCCCGCTATTGAAAAACAATTAGTATATTTTGGTGATGATAGAACCAATTTTACTTTTGGTAAGGAAATTGAAGAGCAAGGGATCATAGTTAGTCCAGCACTGATTGCTGATAAAAGAATTTTTAGATTTGATCCTGAAACTAATGAAGAATATTATGTTTATTTTAGTGAGGATACAATAAGACAATTAAGTCAAGGGTTTTTAATGAGTGAGAACTTTAAGAATAATACTGAACAACATGAAAAACAAATTGAAGGTGTCCATCTTATATATTCTTGGATCGTTGAAAACCAAGATGACCAACTGATGACCAAATATGGTTTTAAAGATATACCGAATGGATCATGGGCCGTAGCATATAAGATAGAAAATGAGGACATCAAAGCCAAGATTAAAAGTGGTGAGATAGGTGGCATATCAATTGAAGCATTCTTAACAGAGAAGTATGATAAACATTTTAGTAGAGATGAACAAAAGATAGAACAAATTAAAGATTTACTAAATAGTCTTTAATTTGTATTCCTTTACTTTTTGTATAGCATCTTCTTTTTTCTTAAACCAACCAAGATGGATATGTTTTCCTTTAATAAATAATTGTGAGTGGTAATATATATTTGATTTTCCAGTATATTTATCATTTTTAAAATTTTCTTTATGTTTTTTTACTTCATCTTTTGTATGATAAATTCCAAGATATATTAATCTTCCTTTAAAAGAAAACTGGCATCTATATTTTCTTGGATTATCTTTTATTGGTTTTTTATTTTTATATATTTTTGGTGGTTTAGTTTTTTTTCTTTTATTTTGATTTTGAGTTCCTGTAAGCAATTGTAAATTAGTGATGTTATTATTAAGTGGGTTATTATCAATATGATCTATTTGTAATTTACTCATATCTCTTTTATCTCCTTTTTTTACGGTGCCTATATCAGTTCTTTTTCTATCTCCAAAGTGATCCCATACTAATTGATGGATTAAATGTGTTTTTTTATTTAATCCAACCACATAATAACCTCTAAGGGATTTAGATTTTTTCATAACATACCCACCCAAATGTATTTTGAAACTCCTCACATCACCAAAATTACTAACTTGGTAATCTTCATTTACCCATTTCCATTGATTTTCCATACAACTATATATATAAAACTTTTCAATATGTTTATTTTTTTTATGTCAAATTCGACTTTTTTATATATATGAGTAGAAAAAAAAACAATCTTTAATATGGAACAAAAAAACTATTCAAGCATTTTAGACAAGATAAGAACTATCTTGGGTATGGAAAGTGTTGTTGAATTAGATGAAGTAGTTGAACCAGTGCCAGTTGAAACTGAATTAGAACCAGTTGATACTAAATTAGCAGAAGCAACATTAGAAGATGGAACTATTATATATTATGATGGTGAAATGCTTGGTGTAGAAATTGCTGTTTATACTGATGAGATTATGGAGGTTGTTGTTATTGATGGGGACTATGTTTTAGAAAATGGAGATACTTTTAGTATCGTAAATGGTGTAATTAGTGAGTATATACCAATAGTGGTAGAGGAAACTGAACCAGAACCAGAAGAAGAAGCATTAGAGGAAATTAATTTTGAGGAAAAATATAATGATCTTATGATCGTTGTAGATGAATTGAAACAACAATTAGAAAAATTTAACAAACAGGAAATTGAATTAAAGGCTGAAATCGAAAAGATGTCAGCAGAGCCAGAGGTGGAAAGTATAGCACAGGCACCACAGGCGACTATTGAATTAACCGCAATTGAAAAAAGATTAGCGGCTCTTGACGCAATTAGAAAGTTAGGACAAAAATAAAATAAAAAAAATGAGTTTTAGTAAAAAATATGATTTCGCTTTTGATGTTTCAACATTGAGCGATTATACAAACGAGAATACAGGTTTGGTGGCTAAGGCATTATATTCAGCACCAACAATTGGTTCAGGTATAGAAATTATACCAGGACAAAAAGGTGATGTGAAACTTAATGTATTAGATCATGATATTTATCTTCAAACGGCAGCTTGCGGTTGGACGGTAAGTGGTAATACAAATTTGGAACAAGTAAGCGTTTCTGTATGTAGTGTAGATTATAAAGAGGCACTATGTCCTAAAACACTTGAACCTAAATGGTATGGTCAGTTAATGGCACAGGGTTCAAACCCAGAAACATTCCCATTCGCACAATTTGTAGTAGAAAATAAGATGCAGGCTTTAACAAGTCAAATGGATTATATGTTCTGGCAAGCAGATTCAACCGTAGGAACAGGTGTTCTTACTTTATGTGATGGTATAGGTTCATTCTTATCAGGAGCAACTGGTGATGTTTATACAGCAGCAGCAAGTGGAACTTCAACAGCATCAACAATCAACACACAGATTTTGGCGATGATTGATAATGTAGATGAAAGAGCATATACTACAAATGATTTAACACTTTATATGAGTGTTGCTAAATTTAAATTATACGTTCAGTATTTAATAAGTGCAAATTTATATAATTATGCACAAAGTGAAAATGGTAAAACATTAGAAACAACTATTCCAGGACATAACATCAAGGTGATGGGTGTTGGTGGATTAAGAGGTGTTGAATTTATGTATCTTACACCTGCTTCAAATATGGTATTTGTAAATGATGGCATTAGTGATGGTGATTTAGATATGTGGTATTCAAAAGATAATGTTGAATTAAGATTACTTGGATCATTCAAATTTGGTGTTGGAGTTTATTTCAATGACTTAATGGTTCATAACAACGAAAATCTACAATAAGATAAGGGAATTAAAAAATGAGAGTGAGGAGTTTAACTCCTCCTCTTAATAAAAAAAAAGAAAATTAAAATGGGATGTATAACAATAGCAGGATACAGTAAAGGTTGTGACGCAAGTTACGGCGGTATTAAGAAAGTAGCTATTTATGAAAAAGCAGGCCTTGATATAACAGATATGACAGTAGTGAGTGGTGAGATTACAACAATCGACATCAATTCTGGATATACTGGATATTCTTATGATTTCCTTAAAGACAATAGTAATTGGACTGAACCAATTGTAGGTGATGGTATAGTATCATCAGTTCATTGGACACCGAATGTGAATTTGGTTTTTAGAAAAATGAGTAACACTTTAAGAAACGAAATCGTGGAATTAACAAAAGG